TTATGTAAATGCAAGCAGTGAAAATGTATTTCTTCTACAAAAAGATGTGAATTTTATACAAGAGTATAATCCTAATCCAGCAACTACTGGTTCACCAAAATATTATGCTTCTTTTGACGTAGACAATTATATTGTAGCTCCTACTCCAGATTCAAATTACACCGTAGAACTACACTACTTTTACAGACCTGCATCAATAACAACTGATGACAGTGGAACAACATGGATAAGTGAAAATGCTCCTGATGCTTTGTTATATGCTTGCTTAGTTGAAGCTTACACCTTTATGAAGGGTGAAGCAGATATGTTAGCTTTATACACACAAAGATACGGAGAAGCCATAAGCAGACTTAAAGTTTATGGTGAAGGTCAAGAAAATAGCGATGCTTACAGAGATGGATTACCTAGAGTCGGATTGGGAAGAAGGCAGTAAAGGTACCAAAGTGAAAGATAAAAGCGTAGCAATTGTTGGGCTAGGTAATAGCTTTTCAGAATATATATTAGCCAAAATTAGAAGTGAACATTTTGATGAAGTCTGGGCAATAAATGCTATGTCTGGTGTTATTTATCATGATAAAGTGTTTATGATGGATCCACCTTCTCGTTTCTTGGATCAAAAATTTGCAGGTAAGCAAACAGATATTATGAAACAAAGGTTAGAAGCTAAGTTAAATATACCTATATTTTCGTGTATCTTAGACGAGAGATGTCCAGATGTTGTTGAATATCCATTGCAAGAAGTTCTTGAAAAAACTAAATATGCATACTTAAATAACACTGTTGCCTACAGTATTGCTTATGCCGTAGCACAAGAAGTATCGGATATTCATTTATATGGTATTGATTTTACTCACAAAAACGTAGCCTTTGCCGAAGCTGGTAGAGCTTGTTGTGAATTCTGGTTGGCTATAGCTACTGCAAAAGGAATAAAAATCCATATAGCTCATAACTCTTCTTTATTGGACACTAATGTTCCAGATGATAAAAAATTATATGGCTATCACAGACTAGATGATCCTATTGTTTCAACAGTAACACAAGGTAGTATGTTGATTACACGAAAGTCTAAGCTAGAACCACCAAATCCAATAGAAGAAAAGCCTAACATAGTAGGCAGAGAAGACATAGCAGGTGTAACATATGAGGAGTAAAAATGTTTGAATTAGGTATAAGCAATGTAGGAAGTGTTAATGTAATGACTTCCGACAAAGGAGGTCTATCAAATGAGCAAGTTGCTGATTTGGCAGTTGATAAAATAGTTAGTATATCTGATGAAGCTCCAGCTCATATTAGGCAACAAGCGAATCAATTTAGAGAACATCTTAAACATGTTCTCTATCACTATCTGCTCTTGGCAAGAAAAGAAGAGCGTGGTACTATAATCCAAGCTTTGAAATCAAGTGGTCATAAAGAAATGGCTGAATATATAAGGAGATTATAACATGGCTATAGCCCAAGCGATGTGCACATCATTTAAAAAAGAATTGATGTTAGGAACACATAACTTTGCGACAAACGGAAATGCTTTTAAATTAGCACTTTATGCAGAAGGTGGTGGTGGTAAATCTTCTACTACTGCAACATTAGGAGCAGCGACAACTGCCTACACAACAACTGGTGAAATTGCTAATAGTGGTAGTTATGCAGCTGGTGGTGGTGCTTTAACAAAAGTAGCTCCGAATACTTCTGGTACAACTGCTTTCACAGATTTTGCTGATATAAGTTTTACTACAGCAACTATTACTGCTATGGGTGCATTAATTTATAATGACACAAATAGTGATAAATCTGTGTGTGTATTAGATTTTTCAACTAATAAGACATCTACATCAGGCACATTTACTGTTCAGTTCCCAACTGCTGATGCTTCAAACGCTATAATTCGTATAGCTTAAAGTAAACCGTTATGGCTAACGGTTGGGGTCAAGGTACTTGGGGTGCAGTAGGTTGGGGAGGTATTGGTAATACCTCTTTTGCTGTTACTGGTGTTGCAGGAACTGGTGAAGTCGGAGATGAAGCTACTTCGGGTGGTTCTGTTGTTATAGAAACTGGTCTTCAAGCAACTGGTTCTGTCGGTACTGTTGTAGCAAGTAGTGTTCATATAATCACTCCTGCATCCGTAGTTGGTACGGGTGCCGTAGGTAATGTACTACCCAAAATACCAATTACTTTTTCTGTCACGGGTGTGTCTGCTACATCTCAATTTCTATCTGGTTGGGGTAGTGATGCTTTTGGTGCTCATATTTGGGGTGGTGGTGTATTTGCTGATGTAGGGCAGAATATTGTACCTTCTACAAATGTAGGTCAAGCCTTAGTACAAAGTGTGAGCCTAGTTGGTTCAAGTGTTCTTTCTGTTACGGGTGTTGCAGGAACGTCTGCCGTAGGTAGTGTGGTAGTAGATGCACAAATGAAATTTAGTGCCACGGGATTAGCAGGCACAGGTTCCGTAGGTAATACGTCAGAAGTAGGTTCTAACTTAGTTGTTTTAACTGGTACTTCTAGTACTATTTTTATTAGTGGGTATGAAGCAAGCACAGTAACAAAAGTTGTAACTGTTCAATCCGTTTCAAGTGCTAACAAATATTTTATTGACGGGGTACAACAACAAACACAAGAACTCTTCGAAGGTAATACATATTACTTCGATCAAAGCGATAGTTCTAATAGTGGTCATCCGTTAAGATTTAGCACAACTTCAAATGGTACACATAATAGTGGTTCAGAATACACGACTGGAGTAACCACTAGTGGAACTCCAGGTTCTTCTGGAGCATATACACAGATAACGGTAGCCACTAAAGCACCAACTCTTTATTATTATTGCACGAACCATAGTGCAATGGGTGGTCAAGCTAACACTCCCGCCATTTATTCTGTACTTACTTCTACTGGTGCACCAACAACAAATGTTGTTGGAACAATGGCATTAGGTAATGAATCTGTAACGGCTGGTTCTAATACAGCAGTTACATTAGCTGGAATGGAAATCTCGGCAGGAACACTTGCCATCAGTGGGGGTTCTGTGTTATCTTTGACAGGACTTGAAGCTACAGGTGGAACTGGAGAAGAACAAGTTTACGGATTAATTACGCCAACACAATTGGCAAATTGGATTGAAAGGGCAGCATAATGGCAACATATGTTAATAACCTCAGATTAAAGGAAATTGGAACTGGGGATGAATCTGGTACATGGGGTGCTTCGACAAACACCAACTTAGAATTGTTAGGTGAAGCACTGGGTTTTGGTACAGAGGCTATAACAACAAACGCAGATACTCATGCAACCACAATAGCGGATGGTGCTTCAGATGCGGGAAGAGCCTTATATATAATATATACTGGAACATTAGATTCAGCTTGTACTATTACTATCGGTCCAAACACAATGAAGAGAGTCCATATAATTAAAAATGGAACAAGTGGCTCACAAAATATACTTATTAGTCAGGGTTCTGGTGCAAATATTACAATTCCCCCAGGAGACACAAAGGTCGTTTCTTTAGATGGTGCAGGTTCTGGTGCAGCAGTTACAGATGTATTTGCTTCATTAAGTGTTGTTGATTTAAAAGTACAAGATGATCTTACCGTAACAGACGATATGTCAGTGGGTGGCACCGCAACTTTATCTGGGTTAGCCTATCCAACTTCTGATGGTAGTGCAGGACAGTTTCTAAAAACAGATGGTAGTGCCTCATTAGGTTTTGCTACTGTTGATACAACAACAAAAGCAGATGACATTGCAGCAGGAGATGCGGCAGTTAATATTACCACGACATCTGGTAATATTACGATAGATGCTGCAGCAGGAGATGCTGACATTATATTTAAAGGAACGGACGATTCTACAGATATAACTGCTCTTACACTTGACATGTCCGCAGGTGGAGACGCAATTTTCAGAGTTGGAGCTACTTTTGGTGCTTCATTACTTCCATCCACAGATGATTCTTTTGACTTAGGCTCTTCTTCTAAACAATGGAGAGATATATACACTGGTGATATAAACTTAAACAACACTAAAACAAGAGACAACGAAGTAGATGGAACAAGAGGCTCTTGGACAATACAAGAGGGCGATGATAATTTATTTATATTAAACAGACTTAATGGCAAAAAGTATAAATTTAAACTAGAGGAGATGATCTAATGGCTATGTTTGTCGGTGGAGTACAAGTAACTGGTACTCAAACTTTGGATGCAACAAAATTAACTGGAAACCTTCCCGCTATAAGTGGTGCAAGTTTAACGGCTTTGACTGCCGCGAATGTTACTGCAAACGGTACGCTTCCCGCATTAAACGGTTCTAACTTAACATCACTTCCCGCGGCTTCAGCAGTACCCGTTGTCAGTGTAGGAACAGTTGGTTCTTATGCAATGTGTGGTTTTTCAAGAAGTTATAACTATGCAGGAGGTAATAACCAAAATAACGGTACAACTTTTAATGGTGCTGTTTATAGTAATAGTAGTGGAACTAACAATAGTGGTGGTGCTTCAGGAACTTGGCGTAACAATGGTGGTGCTATAAGCATTGCAACTAGTGGTCAACCTAATGCCGCGACTGTTTGTCAACGAATATCATAGGAGGAAAAGATGGCGATAACTATTGGAAATACTAATAAAACTTTATTAGGTGCAAAAAACCCAGTCTGGGCAGATTCTGATGAAACTATAGTAGAACTAGACTGTAAATTTTCACATTATGCAGATCTAGGAATAACTGAAAATGATGGTTACTTAAAGTTTATAGCGATGAAAACTGACCCAGAACCACATGGAGTAGAGATATATAATAATTGTATAGCAGAAGTGTATGGAAAGATTGGTGACCATGTTCCGCCAACAGAACCACCAGAGGGTTGGAAAGAAGGCGATTAATAATGAAAGGACATATTGGATTAGACGTTTGGACTGAACCTACTAATTTTATAGAGGAGTTTAAATGTCCTGATAATGTAGTTGATGACCTTTTGCATTACTTTAAAAGAAGAGAAGATTGCCAAGCACCTGGTACTTTTGGTGATGGCGAGATGTCTAAAAACCCACAAGTAGCTATGGATATTAGAAAAATAGACAAAGAAAGAAAAGACTCAAAAGATTTAACTTTCTTTCTTCAAGGTTCTTCAGAAAATCAAGATTATCTAAATCATCTAAATCAAAGCGTAGAAATCTATGCTAGAAAATATGAAACCTTATTACATATGATGGGTATAGGTCTAGCAGAGCAAGTAAACATTCAACACTATCCTATTAGTGGTGGATATAAAGAAATGCATTGTGAAAGATTAGGTTATTTTAATCAAAGTATTAAAAGAGTTCTAGTATTTATGAC